CCAAGGTGTCCTGATGATTGAATCTGAATGCCTGGCATACGCTGCGGAGTCTGCAAATGAAGTGTGTGGGCTGATTATTGACGGCAATCGCTTGTGGCGCTGCGCAAACGAGCATCCCGATCCGGGGCGCAACTTCCGGATAGGCGAAACAGACTGGCTTAAAGCAGAAGCGGCGGGAGAAATCACCGCCGTTTTTCATTCTCATCCTGAGCCAAAACTTGTTCTGTCAACTGCCGACCGCACTGCTCAACTGGCAACCGGAATCGAATGGTGGCTGGCGAGTGGTGGGAAGCTACGAAAATTGCTTCCTAGGCCGCATTTGCTGGGACGCCGGTTCGAACATGGCGTGATGGATTGCTACACGTTGTTTCGCGATGCCTACCACCTGTGCGGTATTGATTTGCCCGACTTCGAGAGAACCAGTGGTTGGTGGGTGCGCGGTGAAAACCTCTACCTGAAGAATATGGCAGCTAATGGATTTCACGAAGTTGGCTTCGAAGCTATTCAGCCTGGTGACGTGATTATCCGCCGCGCATTCCCTGAGTGCGACCCATGCCACGCCATGATTTGGCTTGGTGACAACATCGTCCTGCATCACGAAGTGCACGGCAGGCTTAGCCGCCGCGAACCGCTTCGCCAGATTCACGTACCTCTTATCCACTCCATCTGGAGGCATGAACAATGCTCATCTTTAGATTTGCGGGGAATTTACGACGACATTTCCGCCAAATCTCTTTAAACGTCGATACCCCATCCCAGGGGCTGCGCCTGCTGCTGGCTCAGTGCCCCGCATTCAAACGCGACTTCTACCAAACCCGTTTGAGGATGCGCATCGATGGCAGCGACATATCTGGCGACAACCTCGAATTCCACATGAACCGGCATATCAAAGACGGCGCCACAGTCCTGTTCGTGCCAATCGTAGAGGGCTCTATTTCGGCGGTGGCAGCCGTGTGGATTATGGTTGCGGTCACTGTCGCCTCAGTCGCCTATTCGCTCTATATGACCTCCCACATGAAGACGGCTTCATCAGCGGATCAGGACACGAACTCCATCACCAACAACTCATTCACCAGCGCGGAGAACCGCATAGGGCAGGGCAGGCCAGTGCCGCTGCTTTTGGGTGAGATGGTTGTTGGCTCGAACGTAATCAGCCTTGGCATCGACACATCGAACAACCAGGACTGGAATATCTCAATTAGTTAAGGTGAAAGCATGGGCTCAGGCGGCGGCGGTGGCAGCACTCCAAAATTAATCGACGACAACCTAAAATCGAAGCAATTCCTCCGCGTTCTCGACCTCATTAGTGAAGGTCCAATCTACGGACCGGTAGACCAGCAACACCTTTCCTCATTCATGCTGAACAAGACGCCTGTAACCGACTCTGCCGGCGGCACGACGATAAACGGCGTGAGCGTTGCATGGCGTCCGGGAACAGCTACGCAGACACCAATCAATGGCTTCAATACCATTGAGGCGACAACGGTCGTTAACACCGATGTGACTCAGGCTACTCCTCTGGTGCGCACGGTAACGGACACTGATGTCGATCGCGTTCGTATGAACATCGGCGTGTCCAGCCTTGTTGAGCAGGACAGCAAAGGTAATCAGCACGAAACATCTGTGACGATGGTAATCGAAACCCGCTCGGGTAGTGCCGGTGCATGGCAAATCCAGAAAACGGTGACGATCACCGGTAAGCAGTCTGGCGAATACCTTGAAGCACACTTGTTTGACGCACCAGAAACTAAGCCATTCGACATCCGCCTGCGCCGCGTTACAGCTGACAGCTCTAGCGACCTGCTGAACAACGGAACCATCTGGAACAGCTTCACCGAAATCACCGACGATAACCTGTCATACCCCTATGCTGCTGTCGCTGGCTGCGTGGTTGACCGTGACCAGTACACAGACACGCCTTCTCGCACTTATCATCTGCGCGGGCTGATTGTGGATGTGCCGGATAATTATGACCCGATCGCCCGGACATACTCCGGCATATGGACGGGTGGCTTCAAATCGGCATGGACTAATAACCCAGCCTGGTTGTTCCGAGCACTGGTGAAAAACACGCGCTACGGTCTGGCTCGCCGCGCTGGTTATGTTGATGTCGATGACGGTAGCCTGTACGTGCTTTCTCAGTTTTGCGATCAGCTTGTTGATGATGGTTTTGGCGGCAAGGAGCCACGTTTTACGCTCAATGCCTACATTACCGAGCAAAAAAGTGCGCGTGACCTTCTGGATGATATCGCCGGCATGTTCCGTGGCATCGCGCTCTGGGATGGCATGCGCTTCTCAGTGATGCTGGATAACCCGCAGGACCCTGTCGCATCTATCACCAATGCAAACGTGGTTGATGGGCTGTTCACTTACAGCTCCATGAAGCGTTCCGAGCGCTACAACGCGGTAATCGTTTCGTGGACTGACCCGAACAATGGCTGGTCGCAGGTCAAGGAATACGTCTCGGATGATAGCCTGATTGACCGCTACGGCTACAACGAAACCACTATGGAGGCTTTCGGTTGCACGTCACGTGGTCAGGCATTCCGCACCGGCAAATGGTTAATCGAAACCGCCAAACGTGAAACCAAGAAGACCACCTTCAAGATGGCGCGTGAGGCTATCCGCTTTATCCCCGGTGATGTAGTTGAGATTCTTGATAACAACTATGCAGCCACGCGTCTCGGCGGTCGAATCATCTCGCACAACGGAACTTCAATTACGGTAGATGCTGATGTCTCTGAGTTGGCCGGCAGTGGCGACAAAATGTCGATCATGGGCTCAACTGGCAAATTCATTAAGTATGAAATCGCCAGCGTCACAGATCGCGTTATCCGCCTCAAGACTGCACCAGCGTGGGTGCGTGATGGCACCGTATTCGTAATCTCTACTGATGAAGTCGCGCCGCGCCTGTTCCGCATCATGGGTATTTCGGAAGACGAGAACAATTCTGTTTATTCCATCTCAGCAACGCTATACGACCCTAACAAGCAGGCCGTGGTTGATGATGGCGCGGTATTCGATACGCCCGGAGATACGCTTAACGGCTACCGCGTGCCGAACATCGAGAACCTGCGCATCATCAACGTCAACAGCGAGACCATTCAGGTCACGGCAACGTGGGAGACCGCAACGCTTACCAAGAAGATTGTTTTCGAGCTCTACGTTTACAGCATGGACGGCAAGGTGGTGGCGCAGTACGAAACTGACCAGTTCCGCTATGACTTCTATGGGCTGGAGGCGGGTAACTACGCACTCGGCGTTCGTGGGCGCAATGAGAACGGTATGAAGGGCGCAGAGACTCAGGTGAGCTTAGTTATCGGCGCACCTTCTGCTCCGACATTCATTCAATGGACGCCGGGCATTTTCTCCGCCGACCTCGTGCCGGTAATGAGTGTGTCAGCAACTACCGATACATCCTTCGAGTTCTGGTATACCGGCGAGGTTCCAGCTAGCAGCATTGGCGCCGTAGAGAATGAAGCACAGTTCCTTGGTCGCGCCTCACAGTGGACGCTTCACGGATTGAAGGCTGACACGACCTACTACATGTATGTGCGCACCAAGAATGCATTCGGTGTATCGGCATTCGTACAGGCATCAGGTCAGGCTTCATCGGATATTCCGGGCATGATTGATTATATCGACGATGCGATCCGAAACTCAGAAGCCTTCGAGAATCTGACCGGCAAAATCGACACAAACATCGAAGGCATGCTACAGAACGCGCTGGATAACAACGCAACTGTCGATCACCAGTTCGCTATTAATGGAGAGGTTCGCGCTGACATCATCACCGTGAAAACCACAGTTGCGACTGTGTCACAGGCTATGGCGCAGTTGGAAACTCAGGTACAGGCTCAGATTGGTGACCTGAATGCGGCCGTAAATGAAAAACTCACGGCAACCGTAACGGATAACGGGACCGCTAAAGCCTCCTACACATTAAGGGTGGGGATTACTCGCAGCGGTGTTTATTACGGTGCTGGCATGGCTATAGGAATAGAGCCATCTGGCAGCTCTTATAAATCAACGCTGGCCTTCAATGCTGATCAGTTTGGCATTTATACCGGAAGTAACGCCGGAAACTACCAGTTAGCATTCGCGACTGTAAATGGACAGGTCTTTATAAACGATGCATTCATCAACTATGCGTCAATAACACTGGCAAAGGTTGGATCTTGGTATTCAGCTAATTATGTTGCGGGCCGCTCTGGCACGATCATGAATAATGATGGTTCATTCGAATTGAATGGAAATGGCGGCGTTGGTGGCGGCTCAAGATTGAATTCCAATGGCTTTGGTGTTTATGACACAGGTGGAGTTGAGAGGACTTTTATAGGGAAGCTAAACTGATGGCTGATGTATATGGAATACGAATAACTCCAGATGATGGTGGTAAGCAAATAATATTAGATGGCTCTGCAAGATTCATCTCTTACCTCGGCTATTTGGAGCTAAACGGCGTGAATAGAACCCGTCAGGTAAAATCTCCAACTCCCGGAGCCTCACAACTAATAATTCCAAGAAACCTGATCCGCTCATTTGTAGGGGTAAACGGACCAAGCAGATTCTTTTACATCAAAAGCTATAGCCTCTCTTCGTCAGGGGTTTTCACTTATGAAGTGGGAGGGCATCAGGATGCACAAACATCACAAAATGCTTTTGGCTTCGTGGACACTCTATCAGTCGATGGCGGCGCTTCTCTGGGAAGCAGCCAATATGGAATAAGAATCAGAAATGGATCTGATTTCCTGAATTTAAATGACACCACGATGCTCGGATTTGTCACTTATCGAGCTGTCGTAAATATTAATGGAAGCTGGACCATACCGTCTGATGTTGTTGCTAAAGGAAACTATGTTTGTTTTGTGAGGTTCAGCGGAGGCGACAGGACATTATATTTAGAGCGTGGAAGCAATCGAATTGATGTCTATGGCCCCGGAGGTGTAAGTGGAGGGGCGGTTAATGGCGTGCAGATAGTGATTGTTTCGTGCGGATTTTCACCAGAATTGCCAGCGTCAGGGTATGGGATGGTTATTCGCAATGCCGCTGGAGCGAATACCTACACCAGTAAATATCCGCCAGTAATGTGGCGTGGTGCGGCATATAATTTCCCCGGATATGAAAATCAGGACACAAGTGATGGAGAAGTTTTGCAATGGATATCACCGTCATTGAGCATGGCCCAGCCCATGATTCCACTTTGTAGCATTGGTTCACAAAGCGGCGCTGAAAGTCGGTCTGATGCCACCTGGAAGTACAGGCCTATTATGTACGCGGGTTTTAAGATGGATGGCTATCAGGTCTCCTGCGCGCGAGGCCCCACGGTTGGTGAAGGGGCTAAAACATTAAGCCCTAAAGCGATGCAGGTTGGGTGTTCAATACCTTGCATAGATGCAATCGATTATTTCTAAATAACGCTTACTTTAATGACCCGGCCATTGCGCCGGGTTTTTTATTGCCCGGAGAAAACTATGCCAGCAGGCACCATTGCTTTAACAAATAACTCAGCAACCGTCACAGGCACAGGAACTAGTTTCACTACTGAATTAAAAGTGAATGACTTTCTGGTTTCAACTGTCGGTGGGGTTGCATATACGCTTGGTGTTAAGTCGATAGAGTCGAATACATCTCTGACTTTGATTGAGAAATATACGGGCCCTTCCGCATCAGGTCAGTCGTGGACGCCAGTACCATATGGAACTATGGCCGCCATTACTGCCCAACTGGCAGCGCAAGTAACATATGCAGTTCGTGGGCTAAATCTTGATAAAGCTAATTGGCAAAAAATATTCAGTAGCGACCAATCTATAACCGTAAGCCTGCCTGACCTTAACACCTTCACCGGTCCAAGCTGGGGTTACCTGGCATCCCAACTCGGTAACAGCTTAATCAAGACCCAGAATTTGAGTGATCTTGCTGATAAGAGCGCAGCTCGTTCAAATTTAGGGTTGGGCGAATTAGCAACCATCGATGGGCCACTACCGATAAATAAAGGCGGAACCGGTAGAGCATCACCATTTGGAACTGCGGCCAACACATTTGCCCAGGGAAACGACTCCCGATTAGATACTGTTAACTCCAAGACAGGCGGTACAATTTCTTCGGCAATAACTGTTAATGGAGCGGTTTCAGCAGTTGGGATAACTTCAAATAGCAGCCAGCCAATTACAGTGAACGGTTCGGGTTACAGGTGCAACGGACAAGCGCCATCTACTACAAACACGTCTTCTTTGGGGTGGGGGAGTGGCGTATCAGACTTAGTAAATAATCGGGGTTCAGGTTTAGGCGGATGGACTATAAGAATTGTAAATGCCGATAACAGTGCAAACATTGCTGTTTATAACCTTCAAGCGAATGGAGTTGGGCTTGCTCCTGGCGGATGGCAGACCGGTTCGGATGAAAGAATCAAAGAAGACATTGAAGAGATTGACCCACAATTTGCGCTGAGCGCCGTACTGAAACTTCGCCATGTCACATTCAAGATGCGCGACCGACCAGATGGTGAGGGGGGTTGGATTAAGGGAGACAGAAGTGCTGGTTACCTCGCTCAGGACTTAGAGAAATATTTGCCAGAAGCCGTATCAACAGCCAGCAATCAAGCCAAATTTGATGATAAGGGAAATCAGGTTGGCTACCCATATATGTGTAAGGCAGATGACGGCTCGATACTCGAAATAGAAGACATGAAGAGCGTTGACCCCGGAAAAGCTGCTGCAGCTTTGAACGGTGCTGCAATCAAAGCACTTCATGACATGATACAAAAGCAGGATGAAATTATCGCTGAGCTACAAAAGCGCCTGAAAGCAATCGACGGACTCGACGCCTAAAAAAGCCCCGGCGAAGGGGCAGACATGTACCGCGACTATCTTTTTGCAGGCTACGGGGTGGGTGATTAAAGGTTAGTCACTCACGCAGCAGCTGCCAAAAAAATTTCTATACCCACCAATGGCTTTACAATTTCCCCAACCGTAGCGGCTTGATAAAATCCACCGATCGACATTACTGTATCTATATACAGTATCTATCAGGGGGGATTTTTACATATGGGATTTCCATCTCCAGCGCAGGATTACGTCGAGAGTCGTCTCGACCTTAACGAATTAATGGTGTTGCGCCCGGCAGCGACGATTTTCATCCCTACAGTTGATGGCCTAGTGCTGGTCGATAAATCTGTGAGGCCGAAAGAGGGTGACGTCATTTACTTTGAGGCATGGGGAAGTTTTCAGCTCGGCAGAATGGGCAAGCATCACATTACGTGCCAGGACGGTGAGGCAATCGAAGGTGATGCGCTGGATGATGTGGTCATTATCGGCGCTGTGACGTTCGAGGTTCTGCACATGCACGAAGAGAGCAGGCCGACGATTTGATGAGACAGATTTGGGACATGCAGAGGTTTGAGACCTTTTCCAAGCCTTTGCATGTTTTGGCATCGTGGGACGTGTGAGCGCGACTTGATGCGGTAAGTTATTGTGTTAAAAGTGAGTTCTAGGAACTTCTAAGCCGTAGGTCACAGGTTCGAATCCTGTAGGGCGT